TGATAACAGCTGTAATGGGAGAGGCGACCAAGGCGAGAATTGTGGCGAAAATCGACAAAATAGCAGTAAGTTGAGAAGCAGTCATAAAAACACATCCTTTCTGAAAGGATTGTATCACGCAGCGAGAAAGCGGACAAGCCGCTGACCCGCCGAAGAAGGCGGGAGGAAGGAAAACATATGAACCGTTACATGATCGTGATCCCGGCGAAGAACCGGAGTTTTTTGCTCAAGTGCGACGAGGGCGACTGCATGAAGCTGGAGACCCTGCAGAAGCTGGTGAGCGGGTATGTGGAGGTGGTGCCTGCGGCGCTGGACGCCACCTGGGCCAGGGAGGAGGCCGACCGGCTGGTACTGCTGGTGGACGAGGAAGGCCGCCTGAAGTGCAAGGCTGCAAACCAGAAGGCCACCAACATTGCCCCGGCGGACGTTAGCCGGAACGGGATGCAGCCCCTTATGGGCGCTGCCGTGCTGGCGCTGCAGCGGGGCGACAAGCTGATGGGCTTTAGCAAGCACGTGGCTGAGGACATCCTGAAAGAGTGGCTGTAAGGAGGGGCTGGCCATGCGGAAGGCAAAAGTCTGGGACGCGAGGCAGCTGCCCGCATATCTGACCGTGGCACAATACGGCGAGCTGATGGGCATCTGCCCGAAGACGGTGCGGCGGATGTGTCAGCGGGGCGAGCTGCCCGCTCACAAAGAAGGGCCGAGGCTGTGGCGCATCGACAAGAACGCTGCGCTGGAGCAGCGGCAGGAGACCATGGAGCTCTGTCGGCGGAACGCCAGGAAAGCTCCGAAAAACAAAAAGCCCGCCGGTGCTGGAACACCGACGAGCTTTCGAGTGACAGGTTGAAGGGCCTATCACCAGAATGATTTTACCACAGCGAAAGGAGAATTGCAATGAAAATGAAGATGAAGATCCGGGCGCTCTACCTGACCGGCACTGCGCTGCTCATCGGCGCGGCGGGGGTGGGCGACAGCATCACCTTTGACGCCGTGGGCAGCTGGACGGGCGCGGCCATCCTGACCGTGCTGATGGCCGCCGGCGGCATTGTCTGCTGGGGCTATGGCCGGGGGCTCGAGATCGAGCGGGCGGAGAAGGCGCAGCTGCGCCGGTACTGCCGCAAGCTGAAGAGCTGCCAGAGGGCGGCGGAAGAGAAGAACGACAGGCATAGTGCGTGAAGGAGAAGAAATGAAACTGGAAGAATACGAGCACATCCTGCGCACCGGTACGCCCAGCGACCGGGCGCGGGCCATCGCCGCAGCGAGCGACGACAAAGAGGTGAGCGAGGAGGAGTTTCACCAGCTGGCGGCGCTCATCAAGGGGGCTGTCCGGCCCAGCGCTCGGAAGATGACGCCGGACGAAGCAAAGCTCTGGGCAGAGGTGAGCCGGGTGAACACCCGGCTGAAGCAGGAGATGGTGGCAGCCAGCTTTACGGTGCGGGCCTTGCCGGGCGACCTGCAGGAGGACGCCATCAACATCCTCGCAAAGACCGTGAGCGGGATGCTGGACGATCTGAGCCGCCTGATGGCGGAGACGGGTGAGCCATGATAGACCGGAAACAGTGCATCCATGTTTTTGAGATAACCCGCCAGAAGTGCCTTGTTTGCGCCGGGCGGGATGAGAAGTGCAGGGAGTACGAGCAGCATGAAGAAAAACAAAATGAGCCTCACGACAGAGCTTGACCTGACGCGGGAAGGAACGGCGGAGATGACGAGGTGGTGCATCCTCATCGCGCTGCACCAGAGCTTTGGCATTGGCGCGGCGCGGCTGAACAAGGTTCTGGCCCGGGCGGAAAAGCTGGGGCAGGAGAGTCTGGATGTGGCCATGACAGTAAACGACCGGGGGATGCCCTCGACGGACAGGAGCCTTGCTTTGCGGCGCAGCTGGATGCCGAGGAATGTAGATCCCGACTTCCGGGTGCCGGTGCTGCGCAGCCCCCGCACCCGGCGGGAAGAGCAGCTGCGGATGGCGGGCGACGTGGCGGCCAGTATGGTCTGGACGCTCTGCGCCAAAGCCTGCATGGACGAGCTGGGTTTCAGCACGGAACGACTGCTCCGCCTGAAGGAAGAGGCGCTGGCCAACTACCGGCAGGTGAACGAAGAAGGCCACGCCGACGGCCTGGATGTGGCGATGGAGCATCTGCGCCGGTGTGCGCAGGCTGCGCTGAAGGAAGAGGTCACTGTGGACGAGCAGCCGGACGAGGACCGGGTAAAGCAGAGCGAGCGGGACTACGAGGAGCAGAAGCGGGCGTTTTTGAAGCGGGCCGTGATGCAGCAGCTGGGGCGAAAGGCCGGGAAGGGCGGGCTGCGGATCCTGAGCGAAACGCAGATGGAGGAAAAGGCTGCTGCCGCCATGGCGCAGCTAAAGGAGAACACATGGGAAAAGCGAATCTCTACACCGTGAAGGACTACCAGACCGGGGAAGTCCTCGCAAAAGGCACAGCCGGAGAGCTGGAAGCCAGCGGCATCGTGCCGAAGGGCTACCACACCAGCGAGTGGGCCAAGCACGAGAACCAGAAGCGACGGAACCGGAAATACGCAATCTCTTTTGAGGAACGGCAGCCGGAAGTGAAGCGCGGCGAGAAAGGCCGGATGATGAGCGTCTACACCTGCTACAACGCAGCCGGAGACGTAATAGGCGAAGGCACCGCAAGGGAGCTGTGGGAGGCGGGCGTCTTCAGCAACGACAACGCGGCCTACTATACCTACAAAGAACAGGGCGGGCGCTGCATAAAGCGCGGCATCGCAAAAATGACCTGCCGAAAAGAGATGCGGAAGGTCGGCCAGAACAATGCCCGGGGTGAAAAGGCAGACTGCGCCGCAAAGAAGCCCGAGCGGACCGTCCTGCGGAAGATAAAAGACCCGACGCCGCTGGACTACGACGTCCACGACCTGATACTCTACAACGCCATCGCCAGAAAGGAAGGCCGGCCGGAGTTGACCTACGGCTACTGGGCGGCGGCGGGAAAGCCAGCAAGGCCATGATAAAAGGGCCTTGCAAGAACTGCCCGAAACGGCATCCTCTCTGTCGTGACCGGTGCGAGGCATACCGACGCTGGAAAGAGGAAAAGGCCAAAGAGGCAGCCTACACCAAGCGAAAAAAAGAAGACGGCGTGATACACAGAAGGGATTTTGACAAGGAGTTCTGGATGTGAGCGAGGCCCCGGCGGGCAACTGCCGGGGCTTTGGCGACGAAGATGATATAAGGCGAGATGGGTGCTGCCGAGGAGGCTCGGCGGCAGGCATATCGGTTTATATAGAGGTAAACCTCTCTTAAATAAAGCGTCCGGGCGGGCGCTTTGGGGAGCTAGTATACCCGTTATTTCTGTGCCGGTGATGGGCCACAGGAAAGAAAACTACACTACCAGCTCAAGGCAGCAGGAGGGTACAGGATGAAGAAGAGACATACCCGGGAGAAGAAAACACTCTGCGGAGAGAGGTACATGGAGGTGGATCTCTACCGCATCACACCGGAGGAGCACGCAGCCAAGCGGGGAAAGAAAACAAAGCCCAGCAGCGAGCGGCAGAAGAAGCGGAACGCCCAGCACTCACACCGGTGGAGGGTACAGAAAGCCAACGCAAACTTTACCGTGCTGGGATTTTATCTGACCCTGACCTACATAGACACCTTTTTGCCGGAGAGCATGGAGCAGGCCCAGCGGGATCTGCGCAACTACATCCGGCGGGTGAAGGCTGCCATCGCAAAGCTGTATGGCCCGGGCGCCGAGCTGCGGGTGATGGGCCTGACCGGCTGCGGGCGAAAGAGCGGGCGCTACCACCACCACCTGCTGATGGAGTGCCCGGGGCTGACCATGCGGCAGAACGCCGACTTCCGGCAGCTGCTGGAGGACAAGTGGGCCATGCGCTGGCCGGACGGCAGCGTGGAGAGCCTTGGCACAGCCAACGCCGACCGGCTGAATCTGCAGAACAGGCTGGATGACCTGATCACCTACTTCGAAAAGCACGGACAGATGCGGTGGTACGAGACGAAGAATCTGACACTGCCGGTGGAGCGCGCCCCCAACGACACCCGATGGAGCCTCAAGCAGCTGCGCAAGGCCTGCACCGAGTGCAAGGACAACGCCTACTGGTGGGAACAGAGATACCCGGGCTGGAAGTTTGTGCGGTGCGTCGTGCCGGAGCCGGACGCGCCGGGCGACGAAAAAGAGGGATGGGACGCAGACGAGCTGCGCTGCTATGTGGTGATGGTAAAGCGGGAGGGTGCGAAAGTTCGCACCTGACAGACAAAGTACCGGTATTTTGCGTTTTAACGCGCGCGAAAGAAAGGCGGCGAGGGATTGACCAGGGAGCAGAAACGACGGGTGCGGGAAGAGCTGCGGGCTTGTGGACAGGGAAAAAGCGACTGGGCGGGCGTGATCGCGCTGGCGATGGACTACTACGCAGCCGCAGACCCGGTGTGCAAACGGCTTTTGCAGATGCGGTATCTGGACGGGATGCCGGAGGAGCGAGTGGTGGCGAAGCTGCACATCGGGCGGACGACCTACTACCACAAGGAGCTGGAAGCGCTGAGCACCGTGGCAGTGTATGCGGCGGCGGCAGGGCTGTTATAGCATTGCCATAGCGTGATGAGGCTGGGGAGACCCGGCCTGTTTGTTCTGCCTGGCTCTCAAATGTCCGCAGTAGTTTTGTTTTTCCGGCGGCGGTAGACTGGGAGGGAAGAACTACAGAGGGGAGGCAGAGCATGGCAGGGCGCAGGTATTGCAAAAACACGGTGAAGGGCTCCCAGCGGGGGCGGAAGTACCCGCCGAAGGTGCGGGCCGAGGTGCTGATGGCCATGCTGTCGTCTGGCTCCATCTGTGCGGTAGCCCGGCGGTACGGCGTACCGGAGAGCACCATCCGCAGCTGGATGGCGGAGGAAGCCGGCCGGAGCGACGCCTTTGCAAAAGAGCGGCAGGCTGCTGCGCGGGAGATCGCGATCCGGGCCAGCCTCGGGGCGAGGGCGCAGGTGAGCTATTTGCAGAGCCGTGTGGACGAGAGCCAGCGGGCCGCGCAGGTACAGGCCAAGCTCCACCGGAAACTGGACGAGGACACCCGGGCCAGAAACTTTGCCATTGGCACGCTGCTGAAGGGGGACGCCGAGGAGCTGGCAGACGCCACGGAGACCGGGCTTGTGCTGTACGCTGCCGAGGGCAGCTACGACCGGCAGCTGGACGACGAGGAGCGGGAGGTTCTGGACGCCCAGCTGGAACGGTACAGCGGCCGGGTGATGAGCGACAAGAACGCCGCCGCGATGGCTACCGTGCTGATGACCGTGGCCGAAAAGGCTGCGGCAATGGTACCCAGCCAGAACCAGAGCGAGGGCGATGCCCCACCGCTGGTGGAGATCGGGGCCGAGGGCCGGGAAGAAAAAGGGCCGGAGGTGATGGTGGATGGAGCATAAAACATATCACGGACGCCCAGTGATCTGGTCGCCGCAGCCGAGGCAGGCAGCCTTTATGGCGCGCACCGAGGACGAAGCTCTGTATGGGGGCGCTGCTGGTGGCGGGAAGAGCGACGCACTGATCATCGAGGCGCTGCGGCAGGTACACATCCCACACTACCGGGCGCTCATCCTCCGCAAGACTTACCCGCAGCTTTCGGAGCTCATCGACAAGACCATGCGGTACTACAAGCCTGTTTTCCCGCAGGCACGGTACAACGGCACAAGCCACTGCTGGACCTTTCCCAGCGGGGCGAAGATCTATTTTGGCAGCCTGAACCACACACAGGACAAGTACAACTATCAGGGCAAGGCGTTTGATTTTATCGGCGTGGACGAGCTGACGCATTTTACCTGGGACGAGTACAGCTACGTGATGAGCCGCAACCGCCCCTCGGGACCCGGCACCCGGGTATACATCCGGGCTACGGCCAACCCCGGCGGTGTAGGCCATGGCTGGGTGAAGAGCCGATTTATCAGCCCTGCCCCGGCGGGTACACGGATGGTGCAGCTGATGAAGGTGAAAGCGCCGGACGGGGAGGAGATCACCCGGCGGCGCACCCGCATTTTTATCCCAAGCACCGTTTTCGACAACCCGGCGCTGCTGGAAAATGACCCGGGCTACATCGGCACACTGGCCTCTCTGCCGGAGGCGGAGAAGCAGGCGCTGCTCTACGGAAACTGGGACAGTTTTTCGGGGCAGGTGTTCACCGAGTGGCGGAACGACCCGAACCATTACAAGGACCAGCGCTGGACCCACGTCATCGAACCGTTTCCCATCCCGGAACACTGGAAGATATGGCGGGGATACGACTTCGGTTTCTCGAAGCCGTTTTCGGTGGGGTGGTATGCAGCGGACGAGCGCGGGCGACTCTACCGCATCAAGGAGCTGTACGGCTGCACCGGACGCCCTAACGAGGGCCTGCGCATCGACCCGGTGCAGCAGGCACGGCGCATCCGGGACGCCGAGCAGAACGACCCGCTGCTGAAAGGCCGGGTCATCCTGGGCGTGGCCGACCCGGCCATCTTTGACGAGAGCCGGGGCGAGAGCATCGCGGACATGCAGGAGAAAAGTCCGAACTTTCTGCACTGGATGCCCGGCGACCACACCCGTCTGGCGGGAAAGATGCAGTTTCACTATCGGCTGGCTTTCGGCGAAGACGGCAGGCCGATGCTGCAGGTCTTCAACACCTGCAAACACTTCATCCGCACCATCCCGAACCTCGTCTATGACGAGAGCAATGTGGAGGACATCGATACCACGCAGGAGGACCACATCTACGACGAGTGCCGGTATGTGCTGATGGAGAACCCCATCAGCGCCGCAAAGCACACCCAGCCGCCGCCCATGCTGGACGACCCGCTGGATATGGATCCGAGGAAGGACAAGACGAGGTTTATGAGGATATGAACAGGAACGCGGAAAGGAAAATGGGATGGAATTTGGTAAAAAAGAGCTTGACCTGACAGCAGATGAAAGCCCCGGCGGCGAGAGTCTGGCCGGGGTGCTGGATAGTGAACCGGCGATCGGCGAGAAGGAGATCAGCGAGGCGATGGCCATCCTCGAAAAGTACAAGTCGGCCAAAGCCAGTCTCGACAAGCGGATCATCGACAACGAGGAATGGTACAAGCTGGGACACTGGAAGCAGTACGGCAACCGGGTGATGGAAGGCAAGCGCGCCCCCAGCACGGGGTGGCTGTTCAACTCCATCGCCAACAAACACGCCGACGCCATGGACAACTACCCGGAGCCGAACGTGCTGCCGAGGGCGCAGGACGACGAGGAGACGGCGAAGCTCCTCTCCGACATTCTGCCGGTGGTGTTGGAACAGGCCGACTACGAGAGCGTGTACAGCGACACCTGGTGGCGCAAGCTCAAGCAGGGTACCGGCGTCAAGGGCATTTTCTGGGACCCGGCGCTGCGGGAGGGCCTTGGGGACATCGCCATCCGGAGCATGGACCTTCTGATGCTCTACTGGGAGCCGGGCGTGGAGGACATCCAGGACTCGGCCAACTTCTTCTCGCTGGCGCTGGCCGACAACGACCGTCTGGCGGCCCGGTGGCCTCAGCTCGAGGGCAAGGCGGGCAGCAGCGGCATCACCGTGGGGCAGTACGTCAGTGACCAGAACATCGACACCAGCGAAAAGAGCGTGGTGGTGGACTGGTACTACAAGCGGGAGAAGCCCGGCGGCCAGACCGTGGTGCATTACTGCAAGTTCTGCAACGGCGTGGTACTCTACGCCAGTGAGAACGACCCGCAGATGGCCGAGACCGGTTTCTATGACCACGGAAAATATCCCTTCGTGTTCGACCCGCTCTTTGTGGAAGAGAACAGCCCGGCGGGCTTTGGGTACATCGACGTGATGAAGGACACGCAGGACGCCATCGACCGGATGACGCAGGCCATGGACGAGAACACACTGGCAGCGGCCAAGAAGCGATACCTCGTCTCGGACACGGCGGGCGTGAACGAAGATGAGCTGCTGGACACGGCGAAAGATGTGGTGCATATCACGGGACGGCTGGACGAGCGAGGCTTTATGGAGCTGGAGACCGCCCCGCTGCCCTCCAACACCATCGCTTACCAGCAGAACCGCGTCGCAGAGCTGAAGGAGATCAGCGGAAACCGGGACGTGAACCAGGGCGGCGCGACCAGCGGTCTGACCGCTGCTTCGGCCATTGCGGCGCTGCAGGAAGCAGGCTCGAAGCTCAGCCGGGATATGCTGAAAAGCGCTTACCGCTCCTTTGCAAAAGAATGCTACTTCATCATCGATTTGATGCGTCAGTTCTACGACGAGAGCCGCGTCTACCGCATCACCGGCCAGCAGGGCGGTACGGAGTACCGGGAATTTTCCGGCCAGATGCTGCGGCCGCAGCCGGTGGAGAGCGTGGGCGGCGTGGAGCTGGGCGCCCATGAGCCGGTGTTCGACATCACGGTGAGCGCGGCCAAAAAGAGCACCTTCAGCCGCCTTAGCCAGAACGAGACGGCGAAGGAATGCTACCAGCTGGGGTTCTTTGCCCCGGCCAACGCGGACGCCGCACTGGCGTGTCTGGACATGATGGATTTCGAGGGCATCGAGAAGGTGCGTCAGCGGGTGGCCCAGAACGGCACCCTGTACCAGCAGCTGCAGCAGGCCATGGCACAGATCCAGCAGATGGCGGCGGTCATCGACCAGCAGAACGGCTCGAATCTGAGCGAACAGGCCGGTGCTGCTGCCGCTGCCATGACCGGCGGCGGGGGCGGTGGAGAGACCAGCGCGAAGACAGTGACGAACTCTCTGGGCGGACAGGTGGGCGGCGGAACGAACCCGCTGGCCACGAAAGCTGCCGAGAGGGCGATGAATATCAATGACCCGAATAAGTGATATAAGAACGAGCGGAGGGTAACATGATCAAAGTTGAAATGATGGATACGGACAAAGGCTATAGTTTGGCTGTAAGCGGCCATGCTGACTACGCACCGGAGGGGCAGGACATCGTATGTGCGGCAGTTTCTGTGCTGGTGCAGACGCTGGCAAACAAGGTGGACGCGGCTGCAAGGAGTGGGAGACTCCTGACGAGCTGTGTGCAGCATGGCGAGACTTTTGTGGTGCAGGCTCTGCCGAAACCCGGCCCGAACAATCTGATGGTCGCAAGCTGGTTTGACTTTGTGGAAGAGGGCCTGCGTGCGCTGGCGGAAGCGTATCCGGACAATGTTGAGTTGATGGTCACAGACGGCGGCGCAGATGATATGGACGAACCTGCCATGAAATTGCAGCTGTTTGCGGAAGGCGGAGACGGTGCAGCGGCTGCTGGCGGCGATGGTGCCGCCCCTGCGGCGGCAGAAAAGGCTGCGTCTGCTCCCGCCCAGGGCAAGGGCCGGGAGGCTGCTGCCGCTGAGGTGGACGAGATGCTGAGCCCGGCGGAAGAGCCGGGCGCGGAGGAAAATGCTGCTGAAGGCGAGGAACAGGACGGTGCGGCAGACAAGAGCGGCACCGACCCGGAGGCGCACCGGAAAGCGTTTGGCGAACTGATGCGGGGCGAGTACAACCGGGAGTTTGGCGAGATGATCGTGCAGGCCACCCAGAAAGCCTACGACAGCATCCTGAACGAGCAGGGGCCGGTGGGGCGTATCCTGAACGCTTTGGGCCAGAAGTACGGCACTGCTCCCGGCGACTACGAGGCACTGGCCGCTGCGGTGGAGGGCGGCGTCGTGAAGGACGACGCCTACTACGAAGACATGGCCATGAAGAAGGGCATCAGCGTCCAGCTGGCAAAGGAAATGGACGCGCTGGAAAGCGAGAACGCCAAGCACCGTGCCGCCGAGCAGCAGCGGGCGGAAGCCGCCAAGATGGAAGCCATCCAGCAGGAGTGGGACGCCGCCGTGGAGCGCATCCGGGCTGAAGACCCGGACTTCGACATCAAGACGGCGCTGGCCGACCCGGATTTTGCCCAGATGCTCAAGCTGGGCGTGAAGATGGAGGACGCTTACAAGGCCCGCTACTTTGACGACATCATGGCCCGGAAGACTGCTGAGACCGCCAAGAAGACGGAGAGCGGCGTGGTGGAGCGTATCCGCCAGCGGGGCGCACGGCCCAGCGAGAACGGCACGAACCCCGGCGGCGCGGCGGTGCTGAAGACCGACGTCTCCAAGCTGACGCCTGCCCAGTGCGAAGAGCTGGAACGCCGGGCCATGCGGGGGCAGATCATCACTTTTTAACCGGAAGCTGCCGCTGCCCGGAAGAAAACCTCTCAGCTTTGCAGTCCGCCTGACGGCGGCGCTGCAAAGCAGCTCTCCTAGAAAGGAGAGCCTTTCTCAAAGGAAATGGCGGCTCTCAATAAAGCAAGACACGAAAGGAGAACACAAATGAAAATCCACATGAATCTGCAGCTGTTTGCACAGCCTGCAAACCACACCGGTGCGACTGGCATGAGCGCCGAAATGAAGACCTACTACGAGAAGCGTCTGCTGGACCAGGCAGAGCCGCTGCTGGTGCATGACCAGTTTGGCGACAAGTATCCCATCCCGGCCAACAACGGCAAGACCATCGAGTTCCGCAAGTACGAGAGCCTGCCCAAGGCCACCGAGCCGCTGACCGAGGGCGTGACCCCCAATGCTCAGGCTCTGACCGTCACCCCCATGACCGCCACCGTGAAGCAGTACGGCGGCTGGGCAGCCATCACCGACGTGCTGCAGCTGACTGCCATCGACAACAACATCACTCAGGCGACCAAGGTACTGGCATCTCAGGCGGGCCGTACGCTGGACACCGTGACCCGCGAGGTGCTGGCAGGCGGCACCAACGTCATCTACGCGCCGGCTGGCGACACCGCCGTGACCAGCCGCGCCAATCTGACCACCGCCAGTGTGCTGACGCCCGACCTCATCGACCAGGCGGCCACTGCCCTGAAAGCCCAGAATGCCGACGCCATCGGCGAGAGTTACGTTGCTATCGTCCACCCCTATGTGGCCTATGATCTGCGCCGCAACCCGGAGTGGATCGACGTCCACAAGTATGCTGCCCCTGAGAACATCTACAACGGTGAGATCGGCAAGCTGGCCGGTGTGCGCTTCATCGAGACCAGCGAGGCGAAGATCTGGACCGGCAGCGGCTGCCCGAGTGGTCTGGCCGTGTTTGGCACTCTGGTGCTGGCAGCTCATGCCTACGCTGTGACCGAGGTGGAGGGCGGCGGCCTGCAGCACATCGTCAAGCAGCTGGGTGCGGGCGAAGACCCGCTGAACCAGCGCGCATCCGTGGGCTGGAAGGCCATCAAGACTGCGGAACGTCTGTGTGAGCAGTACATGGTCCGCATCGAGAGCATCAGCCCGAAGTACAGCGCGAAGGCGAAGGCAAACTAAGGAGGAAATACTATGGCTACGAAGAAAGAACCTGCGGCCCAGGCCGTGGAGAACGCGGTGGAGACTGTGGAGAAGGTCGAGGCAGCGACCGAAGAAAAGGACGACGGCATGGTGACTATCCATCTGTTCAAGGATGACGACCGCTATTCGGCACCGGTGTTCGTGGGCGTCAACGGCGACAGCTACCTCATCCAGCGCGGCATGGACGTGAAGGTGCCGAAGGCTGTGGCCGAGGTGCTGGAACACAGCATCAAACAGGACGCCGAAGCGGCCCGGAAGAGTCAGGCCATGCAGGCGGCGGCCGGAACCCAGATGATGACCATTTGATATTTCCCCCGGTACAGCTTGCAGGCGCTTGCTGCGCCGGGGGATTTTGTTTTGGAGGTTTTTTATGACAGCAGGCGAAGCGATAAAGATGGCTGATGAGCTGAGGCCGAACAATCATTTTGAGAACCGGTTGAAGCAGCTATGGCTGCGGCAGGCAGATAGCGGGATGCGCCGGAACATCGTGGAGCGCAGCCAGACCGGCGGCGACTTTGAGGACAAGGGCGCGGATATTCTGTGGAACGACGGGCTGGAATATGACACCCCGCTGCTGGCCTGCTGTGCGGCAGAAGCACTTTATCCGCACTGGCTGGCTGCGCAGATGGACCTTGCACTGGGCGAGACGGCCCGGGCGGCGAATGAGCTGCAGCTCTACACGAGTTATGTGCAGGAGTTTGCGGTGTGGGTGAGGCGGAACTATATGCCGGCAGGCGGCGGGAGGCTGATGACGTGACGAACCTGAACCAGATAAACAGCCAGCGGCAGCTGCTGCGGGTATTCGGCGGGCTGAACGAGGGATATGCGTGCAGCGAGGCAGAGCTGAGCGAAGAAAAGAACTTCTCTTCGCGGGGATACCCGGCCCTCGAGACCCGCAAGCCCCGGCGGAAGGTGCGGGAAGCAGCCGGGATGAACGGGATGTACCATCTGAACGGCCTTTTGACCGTGGAAGGCACGACCCTGCGGTATGCCCCGGATGACGGCAGCGCCGCTGTGGAGCTGAAAGGCGCCCTGAGCGACAACGAAAAGAGACTGGTGGGCATAGGGACCAAGGTACTCATCTGGCCGGACAAGATGTCCTTTGATACTGTGAGCGGAACGCTGAGTGCGCTGGGGTCCAGCTGGCAGCAGGGCGGAGTGAGCCTGACCGTGACCCCCTGCGATGCTGCCGGTGTAGTGTACACGCCGAATCTGTTCGGTGCGACCGAACCGGAAAGCCCGGAGAACGGCGATGTCTGGCTCAAACAGGCCGAAGACGCCCCGTGGAGCTACCGCGACGCCCTGAAGCTCTACAGCACAGCGGGCGGCTGGCAGAACATTCTGCTGAACTACTGCCGAGTGACCTGCAAGGGGCTGGGCGAAGCTTTCAAAGCCGGGGACACTGTGACGCTGACGGGCATCCCGTCTGTGGTGAAGAATGCCTACTCTTCTGATTTCAGCGGGGACGTAGTGGTGGACGACGTGGCCGGAGACTCGGTCATCCTCTCCATCGCGCCGGACATCGAGAGCGTTTTGTACTACGGCACCTGCGTGGTGACAGGCCAGAGCGTGGTGTGGACGGCCATGGACGGCAAGACCACCCAGACCTTCGACGGGCCTTTCCCGGACGTGACGGCCCAGCGGCGGGTGCCGGATCTCGACTGGCTGACGGAGCACAACAACCGTGTATGGGGCTGCTCGAGCACCGAAAACGTCATCTATGCCTGCAAGCTGGGCGACGCCACCAACTGGTTCTCCTACCGGGGAACGGCAGCGGACAGCTACGCCGTGACCGTGGGCAGCGACGGGGCCTTTACCGGTGCGGCTACCTGCATGGGATACGTGCTTTTCTTCAAGGAGAACGGTCTGCACAAGCTGTACGGTACCAAGCCCAGCGACTACCAGATGAGCAGCATCCAGTGTTCGGGCGTGGCCAAAGGTGCGCACCAGAGTCTCTGCGTCATCAACGAGACGCTGTACTACCTCTCGATGGACGGCGTCATGGCGTGGGACGGCAGTCTGCCCACCAAGGTGTCGGCCTCGCTGGACGAAGAACGCCTCAGCCATGTGACGAGAGCCGCCGCCGGCGGGCTGGTGGGCCGGTACTATCTGCACACCGAAAGCTCCGACGGGCAGCGGCTGCTGGTATACGACACTGAGAAAGGGCTTTGGCACGAGGAAGACGCCACCGGCTGGGCGATGTGCAGCACCGGGCGACAGCTCTATCTCTGGGACAAAGAGGCCATCTGGGCCGCAGACGGAAGCCGGGAGGCCAGCGGCGAAGAGGACACGGTGGAATACGAGGCTGTGACCGGTGACATCGGACTCGGGAACCCGGACGACAAGTATTGCAGCCGGGTGACGGTGCGGCTGGACGCGATGGAGCGGACCGTGGTGACGCTCTGGGCCAGCTTCGACGGCGGCGAGTGGCAGGAGATGGGCCGGGTGGACACCGCAGGGAAGCGTGTGAGAGTGAACCTGCCCTTCGTCCCGACCCGTCACGACACCATGCGGCTGCGCCTGACCGGAAAAGGGCAGATCGCAGTGAGGAGCATCGCCATGATGCTGAGCAGCAGCGAGGGCGGAAGAGTGAACGGAGGTGTACCGAGACATGGCTAGTATCGTAGGGCTTTCGAAGATCTCCATGCCGAGGCTGGAAAAACTGGACGCGGACAGCGCCCGGGAGCTGAGGAATTATCTGTACCAGATGCAGGAGCAGCTGGAATATATTTTGAGCAACATTGACACCGAGAATCTCTCGGGGGACTTACAGGAGAAGCTGAAATGAGTAATTTGAGCAACGCAAGAGCGCAGCTGGAGGAGTGGGAGGCGAAGAAGCCGGAAGACTACACCAGCAAATACAAAGACAGGATAGATGGCGTGATGGGTCAGCTGGACGGGATGAAGGATTTCAGCTATGACCCCACCCGGGATGCGGCCTACGAGCAGTACAAGAACAGCTACACCCGACAGGCAAAGCTGGCCAACGAGAACGCGCAGGCCAACGCCAGCGCCATCTCGGGCGGGTACGGCTCGAGCTATGGCACACAGGCAGGCCAGAGCGCCTACCAGAATGCTATGGCAGGCTTGAGCAATGCCACGAACGGGCTGTACAGCCAGGCACTGAACCAGTACACCCAGAAAAAGAGCGACCTGCAGAGCCAGCTGAGCGGATACCAGCAGGCCGAGGCGCAGGACTACGAGAAATACCAGACCAACTACCAGAACTGGGAGAACCAGCGCAACTACTATCAGAGCGTGTACAATCAGGCGGCCAGCGAGGAACAGGCAAAGAAGAACCGGCGCTCGGGATTTTGGAACACCGTAGTGAGCGTGGGAGCGACCCTGCTGCCCCTTCTTTTCCTGTAAGAAAAACGCCCTGCCCGGGAAGGGGCAGAGCGGTCAAAAACCTCGCCGTTACGCCTGACGGCGCGATGCAAAGCAGCTCCCCGGGAGAGCACTATCCCGGAAGGACCTCTCAGGCGCCATGCGGCGCCAGCTCCCCTAGCGAGGGGAGCCTAAGAGGAGAAAGGATTTGAGAAATGGGAGTTTTTAAAAGATACAGGGACGCGCAGGCGGCGCAGAAGGACGCGGAGAACGCGATGCCGGGGGCGTACCAGAGCAGGTACACCGACCGGATTAATGAGGCGCTGGACAGCATGGGCGCAGCCAGCAATGCGGGCTACGATGTAGGCACGGACAGCGAACTCTACCGGCAGTACCGCGCGGGCGCGCAGGCGAATGCCAGGGCGGCGGCTGAGAACGCCGCTGCGGGCGCTGCCGCGCTGAGCGGCGGGTACGGCTCGAGCTACGCAAACAGTGTGGCCCAGCAGGGCTACCAGCAGACCATGGCGAACGTGGACAGCGGGCTGGCCAGGCTGCGGGACAAGGCTCTGACCATGTACCAGCTGAAGCAGAACGGCCTCTCGGGGCTGCTGAGTGCGCTGCAGAATCAGGACAGTCTCGAGGCGGCGGAGCATCAGGGGGCTGTGGCCAACGCGCAGGACTGGCGGGACTACAAGAAGAGCCGGGCAGACCAGGCGGCGCAGGAGAAGAGCGATTTCCTCTCGAACCTGTGGGAGATGGCGAAGAGTGTGGGCAGAGCCGGTCTGACGGCCTACGACACCTACAAGGGCTACACCCAGCAGCAGTGGGAGAACGAGTTTGCCCGGGAACAGTGGGAGTACAACAAAGAGCGCACCGGCCAGAGCGATGCACTGAATGCCTACGAGCAGGCGTTCAACCTGTACCAGCAGGGAGCGGGCGATGCCGCGAACGCCGTGCTGGGCCGGTATGGTCTGGATACCGGAATCTTCGACAATTACAGCGGCGCACCCATCACCCGCGCAGACAAGGCGGGTGCGCTCACGACCGCAGCCGGGCTGGCAGGCGGCGGCAGCGACGAGGCTGCACGGGCGGTGCTGGAACTGTACGGCCTGGATCCGAACTCTGTGGGAAATTACAGGACGATCGCAGGACGGCAGCTTGCAACGGCGCTGGCAACAAAGAGCGCAGGCAGCTCGGGCGGCTCTTCGGGCAGAAGGAGCAGCAGCACGAAAGGCAGCGGAAATAGCTGGACGAACAGCCAACTGCAAAGTATGGCAAAGACATTTTCTTCTATGAAGGGAAATGAGCCGCTATACGATTTTTACAAGCAGACCTTAACGGATAATGGGTGGCTCAATGCGGATACTGCGAACGTCCAGAGCGCAAGCCAGAGCGGCGGCGTAGATATGGCGGCAATGCTGGCAAAGAACTATGCGAAAAAAGGTTATAGCGCGTGGGCTATCATGAACAATATGAACCAGAACGGGTACAGCGATGAAGAAATCGCAAGAGCGCTTGAGAAGGCGGGGGTGAAGGGCTGATGGCATGGACAGCGGAAAAAGTTAAGGAAATGAGAGAAAGCAACCCATCGAAGGCGGCAGAAAGCTCTGGGTGGACGGCGGAAAAGGTGAGAGCTGTCCGCACCAAGACGCCGAATCCGCCCACTGCATCGAGCACAGTGCTGCCCAAAAGCAACATCTATGCAGATGCCCTGCAGCAGTACACCGAGCGGCACGCCAGCGACATGGGGGAGGTGGATGCGAGGAACGAGCCCTCTCAGGCGCGCAGCGGGCGGAAAGAAAACCTCTCACCGTTCCCGTCGGCTGACGCTGCGCGAGAACGGAGCTCCCCTGATAGGGGAGCCTTTCTTAAAGGAAGCCCCACCGAAAGGGCGCTGGACATGGGGCAGAAGTGGGGCGTACCTGCGAAGAGCGGGAACGTGCTGGAGAACGTGGACGGCGGGGCCATGGCCTACGGCAGCGGCCGGGCGCAGGAGCTGAGAGCCAGTTTTGCCAAGGACAGCGTACCGGACGAGTTTGACCGCATCAACCAGTGGCTGGACACCGGGGACAACAAGAATCTGGCCGACGCGGTGCGCCGGGTGGACAACGCGGGCATCTACACAGACGCCGACCTGATCAAGAAGGGCGGCTGGACACAGGCGCAGATCGACGAGGCCCGGAAGATGAACGCTGCGCTGGACGCCATCCCTGCATGGAAGCGGTATGCGCGCCGGGCGGCGAACACCATCGGCGGCATCGGAGACACGGTGGCCGCTGCCCCGGTGCTGGGCGCGGAGTACGGCGTACAGGCGGGAAAGAACATCGACGCCACCCTGAAGAACTGGAAACAGGTGGAGCAGGAGGTGAAGGGCGACGAGCACGCCCAGAGTCTTTTCGACCTTTTGACCGACGTGGACATGGATTATAACCCCACATGGCCGGAGAGCCGGAACCGGGAGCTGATCTCGATGGGGTACAACTCCAAGGAGATCCGGGAGATGCGCCAGAAGCTGGCGGGGCTGGAAGTGAGCGACGGCATCGACAAGAACCGGAGCGTGGGCTACCAGCTCTACGACCGGGGCCAGAAGCTGACGGCGGCGGCCCAGAGCGGCCTGAGCCCGGCCCAGCGGGCCGTGGCGGGGGCTGTGACCAGCGCGGCGGAGAACCTGGCTGTGGCGGGCGTGAACCCGGCGGCAGTGCTGCCGGTACTGAGCGCACAGGGCGCAGCGGAGGCCATGGGACAGAGCGCAGAGAAGGGGGAGAGCGCCGGTAAGGCCCTGGGCGGAGGCCTCGCCAAATTCGGCGCAGGCTGGGCCATCAACTCGGTGGGCGCGGCTGACCTTGCAAAGACCATGGGATCGGACTACGCGAAGGACACATTGGCAGGGCAGATCGCGGACTGGGTGCAGGGGCTGGCAGGCAGCTCGGAGCTGGCGCAGCGGTACCCGGCGGTGGCTGCGGCCATCTCGGGCGGCATCGACAACTCGATGCAGGCCTTTGCGGAGACCTATGCGGACATGGCCATTGACGCTGCGCTGGGGGACAGCGAGGCGGCGAAGAACCTGTTCAGCAAAGACACCTTCCTCACCGCGCTGGAAAGCGGACTGTCCGGCGGCGTGTCCGGCGCGCTGGGCGGCGCGATCGGCACGAGGCTGCGCGGCATGAGCGAAGCGCTGGACAGGGAGGCGGAGCGTTACGACCGGATGAAGCGGGCCGCTGCCCAGCAGAAGGAGTGGGAGGCCCGGACGGCGGAGCCCTCTCAGCCGACTTCGCCTGCGGCCACTGAAAATATCAGCGGGCAGGAAGAAAACCTCTCACCGTTCCCGTCGGCTGACGCCGCGCGAGAACGGAACTCCACTGAAAGTATGCAGCGGGCGGATGCGCAGCAGGCGCAGACGGAAGGAGTAAACAGCAGCGTAAACGAGGCTGCTACGCAGTCGGAAAACCCGGCGGTGCGGCAGTTTGCCGAAGTGGCGGCGAGCGACAGCCTGACGGGCAAGACCATCGGGCTGTTTACGCCGAACGCCGAGAACCGGGAAAACCGTGCGGCTTTTGAGCAGGCTTACGGTGTGACGCTGCCCGACACTGCGGCCGCGACCCGCCGGATGCTGCGGGAGATCGCCGCACAGCAGAACGTAAAAAGCGAAGCAGCACCTGCTGCACAGAGCGCAGAGCTGCCCGGCGAAGCTGTGGATGTGCCGCAGACAGTACAGGACACTCCCGCAGAAACCGCCGATGCCATGCCGGAAACGGCTGCGCCGGGCAACGTGCGTGAAACGCTTGCCGCCGCAGCTAAAACCGACAGCTACGAGAACGCCCCGCTGCGGGAGACTCTGGGACTCCGACCGGAAGCGCCGAAGACCCAGCGGGAGGCCGAGGTGCAGCGGGCGCTGGAAGGCTGGCGGGTGACGGACAAGGCAGCCGAGACCATCAGCAAAAATATGCCGGACAGGGTGGACGCCGACCGGTATGCAGCCGCAGCGTCGCCGCTGTACCGGCTGGGCCGGAGCGGCGCGGACACCTTTGCGCAGGCGCTGGAGCTGGCGGGCAGCATGAGCGGCACGGCGGCAGACATCAACTACATCCTGAGCACCAGCGCCGGACGGACGGCCCTTGAGATCGCCTACACCCAGGGCAAGGGCGAACGGATGCTGTATGCCGAAAAGATGACCGAACTGGGCGGTGCGCTTGGCAGCGAGAGCACCAGCGGCAGGGGCGAGGTATACGCCAAGGGTACGATGCGGCAGGAGAGCGACCCGGCCAGCCAGATCATCAGCCTGAACGCGGCGGCCACCGGCACGGATGCTATCCTGTACAATGTGCTGCAGAACGACCGGAGCATCAGGGCCTATGTGGACACCGAGACGGCTCGGATCTTCTTCGGCGACAGTGCGCAGGACATCTTCGGCACGGTGCTGCACGAGGACTACCACTGGTACAACGCGCTGGACGTCGAGGGCGCACGGACTTTGCAGGAGCACGCACTGGAATATCTGGCGAAGAGCAGCGGCTACGAAAGCCTGGACGAGATGATCCGGGCGAAACTGCGGGATTACAGCGCCCAGAGCCTGACCTATGAGCAGGCAGCGGAGGAGCTGGTGGCCGACGCATGGCGGGGCATCTTTGACAGCGAGGAGAGCTTCAAGCGCTGGGTGGAGTTCCAGCGGGGGCAGGCAGAGAAGAACGCAGGCAAGAGCGGCGCCATCCACAAGGTGATGGAGCAGGTGCGGCAGATGCTGGATGGGCTCATCAGCCGGGCAAAGGAAGTGCTGACCATCGACCCGGATGACCGCGCCGCCCTGAAGGCGAAGCGTCTGGCCGAGGCCGAAAAGCGCACCTTACAGGACGAGTATTTCGCCCACGCAGAAAAGGCCATGGACAACCTGCGGACGGCAAAAGAAAACGCCGCAGCCCTCAAGACCGAGAGCGCGGCGGAAGGACGGGGCGTGAGATATTCCATTAACCCGAGCTATGCACAGGACATTGACGAGTGGAACCGTGACGGACGAAACAGCCGGGAAATCTTTGTACTGGGAAGCACGGCGGAAACCTTGCAGGGACTGGGCGCACGAGAAAATGACATCTACATGAAAGGCGATAAAATCAGCCTGATCCTGGAACAACACCCGGAAATGACGTTGAACGAGATCAAGCGCATCCCGGAAATTTTGGATGACCCCATTCTGGTGCTTTCCAGCCGGAATAAAGGACGTGCCGGTTCACAG